GTAGATGCTTTCTTTTGGAATTCTTCGTCAAGATCTGCACCAGACAACACTGCCTTGATGTCTTCACTGATCTCGCCCTCGGAGATTGTCTCTCCTTCTTTCTCTACATCATCAAAGATCTTAGCAGAAAGTCCACCAGGCATACTGGATGACGCACCACTAGGTTTTGTTTGAATTGTAGAATCTTTTGTAGCACCTACAGGAGCAGCCGCCTTAGCACCAACGTTATCTGGTCCTTCTGGTTTTTCCTTTGTGCTTCCACCGACTTCTATTGCACTATTTTTTAGGTCGGATTTCTGTTGAGGTACTGCACCTTTCTTGATGGCTGCGTCGCCAACAGCTGCATCTTCCTCTATTTTTTCTTCAGGAGACGCGGTTTCTGCGATCACCTTTTTGAATTTTTCATCAATACTTGACATTTACGTACTCCTTACGGATAAATTAGACTGCATTTATAATCTATAATTTATTTATAAATCATAAACTTCTGAGAAACTGATTGAAAGCTTTAATCTTTCTTTCAGCAAGCTCTTGTTTTGAGGGAGCGTTGTCAAGTGACTCCTTGACAGCCTCGATTTGTGCTTCTTTAATTTTGCCATCAATTAAAGTCCATTCCTTTCCTTCGTATATACCTTCAACAAAAGCATCAGGTGCGGAGGGATCTGCTACTATATCTGCAGCAGTAGAAAGAATGAAATCATCGGCTACTACTTGATTTGAACCCTCTCTTTTAAGAGAGCCTAAACCTCGTGAAGAAACACCGAGTTGTACCCCTTCCTCAAGCAAGGACTTTGCAATCCTACCCATAGGGGTTTCTAACAACTTTGCTTTACCAATAAAGTTTTTACCTTCTGGTTGTAGCTCAACTATTTTGTGTGATACACGATCCAAGTTTATGGTTGGACCTTCAGGATGACCAAGTTCACCAAGTGCTCTTCCGCGTCGGACGAACTCATCGTTGTACTTGTTGACTTCACGTGCCATAGTTTCGTACTTATACATACGACCATTACGGTTTGTGATTTCTGTCTGAAGAAATACTCCCTTGATAAAGGTATTTTTCTTACCGTCTTTTTCTTCGGTAAGTACCTCAACAGGTTCTATCTGTTCAGTTATCAGTTTCATCATTGTTTTCCTTTTCGGTATCATCGGTATTGCGGTTGATAACATCCGCTGTTTCATCTGGAGATGCTTCGCCTTCTGGAGGAAGACCTGTCTCTCTAGAGTTTACATTGCCTTCATCAGGCACATGCGGAAACATCTTGTTCGCAATGTCTAGTTTACTAGCATCAACTGCAGCTGCAGCTTTCACTTGCAGCATATCTTTGAGTTTATCTAAAGCATCTGCTCTATCGTTGTCCCAAAGTAAATCAACGATTTCTCGTTCCTGTGTAGCCATAATGTAACGTTGTCTAACTTTTATTTATTACCGTTGCTGTTTTGAGCCGCGGGTTTTTGCTTTGCTTGTTGAATTTGAGCTTTCTTCATTTCCTGATCAAGCTCTACATTCTCGGCATCTGCATCCAATTGTTGTTGGTCTGCAGCAACCATTTGTAATGGATCTAATGCTCTACCAGACTTGATATCGTCTGCCATTTCTGTATCAATTTCTTCCATCTCAGTTTCAGTTTGACCTAAGATAGTAGTACGGATATATTCAACAGAGAAATACTTACCAATGTAAGGATCCATTTGTTGAAGAACATTTAACTTCTCTGTCATCATCTCTAGGTTCTTAAGTTCCGTGAAATGATTATCATAGAGATAGTCATACTGGATGTGCTCTTTCATATCATCCCAGTCTTCAGGAGTAATAACTCCTTTCAGGATGAGCTGAGTTTTTAGAGTATCATTAAAGATCTCACTAAACTTCTTGCGGAGTTTACCCACAAACTTAGTGAACTTTAATTCATCTCTAGTAATCTCAGATGACCTTCCAAGGTTAAATGAAGTAGTAGAATCTAGTCTACCTGACGGAACATTTAACGCTTTGTAAAGTTTTGTTTGGAAATATTGCACATCTGTTAATTCTCCAAGGTTTTGTCCGCCTGGTAATGTGGTGATTTCCGTGCCTCTACCCCCTTCTCTACGTGGAAGCCAGAAATCTTCCATCATTGACATGTATTTTCTGTCATCTCTTACTTCACCAGTGGCAGCATCGTATACTAATTTGTTACGATATCTTCCCATAACTTCACGTAAGTATTGTTCTGCCTTAACTTTAGGTAGATTTCCTACGTCAATATAGAATATTCTTCTCTCTGGTGCTCTTGATATTCTGTATATAACCAGACTATCTTCAATCATTCTAAGTTGATTGAGTACTTTAATTCCTTTGTGCAAATAGGACAATACAATATTTCTATTGGTGTCCATGATACCACTTGTCACGTAAGTGATAGCATCTTTGGCAATCTTGATACCACTGTTCGCGGAAGTATTATTCAATCCTTTTGGATTGTATATGAAATATTCCTCAGATGATCCGAAGTCATACTTCATAAATTCATCTGCTGTCTTGGGTTTTGTTATCTGTCTTACTTTCTTAATCTTTGATGGATCAATATATCTGACTTCTTTAATACCGTCTTGTGGTGCATCTAAATCAATGACCTTATGATAGTACAAACGCCCATCAATGTACCATCTGCGGAACATCTCATGGGCTTTGCCATCAAATCCAAATAAGTTTTTAATATAATCGAACTCGTCACGTATCATTCCTTTTACAGAATCACTAACCTCAAGGTTATCAAGGTTAACTTCTACAGGACTATCATTTTGATCAGCAACTATTGCTTCATGTATAATATCTTCGATGGCGGAATCCACTTCTGGATGCATCGCCATTTCCCGATACTTCTTCACCATGTCATATTCAGTTTTGAAGTTACCGTCTAGGTCAAGATATTGACCATAGTAACCTCCTGCAATATAACTAGTAGCTCCGTCCTCGCTAGAAGGTTGGATAGGAGAGGGAGCTCTCTCCTTTTCCGCTTTCTTCTTAAACGAGAAACCGAATAACTCTGCCATAATATTTGTGGTTTCTTATCCTTACTATTTAGTTGACTTTCTAAACGACGTTATTCTTGTTTTTGCCACCAGAACTTGTATGGTACTGATAAGCAAACTCAACATCAAACTCTTCGTATGAATCGTTGTTGTCGTATGCAAGTGATACTTGTGATACACTTACAGGCCAAGCACTGACTAAATTGTACTGTCTTAATTCTGTTAGTTTTCCATCTGCAGCACCGTCACCACCAAACTTGTCTAGTTGTGTGACTTGGATGTCTACCCATGTGTCCACAATATCAGAGTTTGCAGTGTTAGCTTCAACGTCATTAGTAAGTTGGATCCACTTCTCATAAGCACTTCTTAGTGCGAATGCATCATCCATATAGAATGTACCTGTCCATGTTTCATAAGTTCTGTCGCCAGGAACTTTAATAACACGTCCACGGAAGGGAAGTTCAACTGTTCCAACGTTGGTTGCTGGTAAAGCAGCAGACTTACACATGTATGTAACAGCAGATCCTTTGGATGCTGCTACTCCGTCGATGACGGGTTCTGATAAAGCTGTGCCTTGTGGCCAAGCGTGGGCTACTGAGAAGAGGTTAGGTCGTACACCACCTCTAATCGCTCTTTGGAATTCTAAAATACCTAGTGGGGTTGCCATTGTTAATGTGCTCCGTTAATTATCTGCGGGGGATGACTTCTTCAAAACTAACGCCAGTGCGTGTAGCAATGAATGTCAATGTGATAAAGTTGATTGAACGTGCAGGCTTGATATAGAAATCTGCCTTAAATTCGTTCGCGTCAATGACTGAACCAGGATTATTGGTGTCATCACATACAACTAAGAAATCTGTGATACCCCTTTCGGCTTGTACACCTCTAAGGTATGGTTCAACAACATTCTTAAAGTTGTTTCTAGTGAATTCGTCATTAAGTTCAAAGAGTACTCCCTTCGCAGCGTTGCCGATTGTCTTCTCTATCACGTTGAAAAGACGACGAACGTTGATGCGATCAAATGCAGATGGTGAAGCGAGAGCTGTTTTGTCACCGAATAGAACTATGCCTTGACCAGGTAGACTGGTTATAGGATTAATTCTCTTCTGATACAATGAATCTCTTTCGGATTTGGTTGGTGAGTATGCTAGTTTAACAGCATTCTTAATTGCACCACGGTTTAAACCTGCTGGTGAGAACCAAGGTAATCCGTTTGCTGTAGTAGCAGCACATAATCCTGCAACGTCTCCGTTACATGGAATGTATCTATACTTGTCAGCAAATCTGTCGTAGACATACTTCCATGTATTATCAAACACACCGAATGATGTTGCTTGCATACCTGAGTAGTAGTCAACTACGTTTTGGGTTTGTGTCATGGAGCTTGTAACTCCAACAACGTCTCCTCTGTAAGGAGATAAGAAACCAACACAATCCTTTCTGTTTGAAGTGATTGTTAATACTGCAGCACCGATAGCCTGAGTATTGGTTTTGCTTCCTGCGTCACCAGGACCAGCAATTAGATAA